GGAACCCAGTCAGTCGTGGCATCATCCCATATCAAGTAATAGAAATAAGATAACACGAAGGTTCTTACAAACAGACTGTGAGTATCTTCTTATGATAGACGATGATGTTATTCCTATGCACAATCCACTTGAAATGGTTTCCGCTGGAAAAGATATACTGGGGTTTCCTGCGAAGGTTAGGCAAACGGGGATGGTAATAGATTGGACTTCTTATGTAAAATGTCCTGGCAATCGAGGTTATACATCAGTAAATTTATCTGCTATAGATGATGAAGTAGATATTTTACAAGTAGATGCAGTAGGTACTGGTTGTATTTTAATTAAAAGGGAGGTTCTTGAGAATCTTAAAGCTCCGTTTCATTGTGAGTATGATGAGGATGGGATACTTACAATGGGAACTGATTTTGCCTTTTGCGAAAAGGCTGAGAGGGCTGGATTTGAAGTTTATACTGCTCCACATAGATATTGTGAACATATTAAAAAACTGGGTTTGTTTCAAACAATGAGTTGGGCCGATGTTGAGGAAGATACGGTTATTCCTTATAACCTTGGGTTACAATGGGGTGGAATGAGTATTAGTTGGCCAGACTGGAAGTTTATTAGAAGTATTATACAAAGAAACGATATTAAAAAGATGTTAGAGTTTGGTTGTGGTCTTTCATCTCTTCTTATACAAGAACACTCTAATATTATCAGTCTTGAAACAAGCGAGGATTGGAAGAAGGCAATAGACGCTCTTTCTGCAAGTAATTACAAAGGTAAAAACTTATTAGACATAAAGATGTGGGATGGTAAGAAAGCTGTAGAATTTCCTGATAAATTTGATTTGATTTTTATTGATGGGCCAGGGATTCTTGGAAAACATATTGATAGAGAATGTAGTTTTGCAACAGCAGTAAAGTGTAGTGATAGAATTATTGTTCACGATGCTGGACGGGAAACAGAAGTTTTACTCCAACAAAAATATCTATCAAAAGATTTCAAAGTTGTTGGTCGAAGTGGGTTTACAGAACAATCTTGTGTGTATTGGATTAAGAAAGGAGACAGTTATGAATAGTAAGCAAGCATATGATGTACTTTTTCAAGTAACAGAGCGGGATAAGGGACTACCTGCTGAACACCGATTGGTGGCGGAAGCGTTATCAATTTTTTTAAGGTTAATTAAGGAAGATGAAGGGGCAAAGGAAGCTAAAAAAGAAGTAAAGACAGATATGTAATCTGTCTCCGGCTGATTGGGGGTCGGGGTTCATCCTGCCCCCTTTCAGCATTTAGGAGTGATATGGCAAAATTAACATTATCTTATCAAAATCTTTATGATGAAGTGTCCCATTTCTTAGGACTTACAGCAAGAGGTACAACCCCTACTGGAGCTAACTTAACTTTGTGCAAAGCTTTGGTTGATAGGGGTATTCGTCAGTTCTTATACCCTATTGATATGCAAACTGGGCAACCTCACGAATGGGAGTTCCTAAAGGTTTATTGGGATTTTACTACCACTTCTGGACAATGGAAATATGCTTTGCCCATTGATTTTTCGGATGTATATAGCACCTTGTATTTTGATACCACATCTGCTAATCCCCCGCTTCTAAAGCGAGACGCTGAGCAAATTCTTAGTATGCGTACTGGTGGTGCTATATCAGGCTATCCTGAATATTTCGCCGTCACACCACTTAGATATGACATTGAGATAGGTACTTTGTATGAGTTGTGGCTGCATCCAACGCCAGGTCAAGCTGAAACCCTTTCTGGGTTTTACAGGGCAGACCCCGTTCAGTTGTCAGCTACCACAGACCTCGTGATTGGTGGGATTCGTGCTATTGAGGCCATCTTGGAAAGTTGTTTGGCAGTTGCTGAAATGCAAGAGGACGATATGGCAACAACTCATCATACAATGAAATCAAAGGAGTTGATTCAAACGTTAATAAAATTTGATAAAGTAACTATCACTGACAAAATCGGTAATCTGTACACAGATAAGGATAGAGTATGGCCTCCACCGAGAGGTTACTTTACATATCCGGACACAGAAAATAACGTATATCCCTAATGTGGGGGTATAAAATTTTTTAATGCAAAGAACTAATTAAGGAAGCAAAATTATGGCAAGTGCTGGGAACTTTTTTGAAACACAGCGGAAGGCCTACGACCTCCGCACCAAAGCATTAACAACTTCAACTACAGTTACTACTTATACAGCAAGAGTTGGTGGTGCATCGGATAATTTTATTGTAGATAGAGTAATCAGAGTTGATGGTACAAGTGGAAGTGCTATGACTATTACTCTCCCAAACGGAAAATATTATGGTCAGCGATGCTTGGTTATACTTGAGGTTTATGCCGCAACCAGTACTGTAGATGTAACCGCCACCACTGGTGATAGTGCCACCCAAATGACGGCTGCTGGTGGTTATTCAGATTTGGTCTGGATGGGCAGTACGCTTGGCTGGGTAGAGTTAAGTAATGAGGCCACTTAGAAAGGGGTGAATAATGGGTACAAAGTATGATGGTAAGCAGCAGCGTATTTGTCCTACAGGTGGTTCTGTTAGAGTTACTTGTGCAACTAATGTTGGTCAAGGCAATGGTGGTACAAGTTTGCCTTGTAAGGGGTGTTTTGTGCAGGCTGCTATTGCTAATACAGAAGTTGTAAAAATGAATTTTGGTGTTGCAGCATCTTCCACTTTAGGCGTTGACTTAGGTAGACAGTATATTTATGATGGTACGACCGAAGCAAGTGCCTCGGCGTGTCAGCCGCTTTGGGTTCCTATTTCAGATGTAGCAGAACTCTATTTTTATAGTGCAGATGCAAATGCAATTATTGATATAACTTACTTGGTGGGATAATTATGGCTAAAATTACAGGCCCAATAAAAACGTGGCGATTGAAAAGAAAAACAAAAAAGAAGAAAAGTTTATTGACTGAGTGGCAAGCGTATCACAAAGGTGTTGGAAAAAAAGCTATGGGCCTTGCCCAATGGGTAAAAGCAGGGAAGCCAAAGGGAGGAAAAAAGATTGCATACTATGGTCGGGGAAGAGAAACAGCAGATGCTATGTTACGTAGAATAAAAAGAGGTAAGTAATATGGCAAACATTGAGTTCACTCCTCCCATTCGTGGGATAAATGTTGGGTTACCCGCTGATACACCAGCACCTAATACCTCTGAGTATATGAACAATGTAAGGGCTAAGGGCTTTGGTGGAAGAATTATAATTGTTCAAAGACCTGGGCTTGATAAGTGGGGAGCAGGTACGCAGGTTGGTGCAGCGGAACAGCCTGTAGTTGCTTGTTGCACCGTAGCTTCGGTGGTATAGTATGGCAGATAGGTTTGAATATTATATTACGGGCGAGGACGGTGCCGCTGGTTTTTATGCTACAAAATGGAAGGCTCAAACTTTTACTACATTAGCTGTTGGTTTTACCATTAGTTCCGTTAAACTATTGGTCTATAAAATAGGTGCTCCTGGTACAGTAACAATAAGTATAAAAGCTGTAGATGGTAATAATAAGCCTACTGATGCAGACCTCGCATCTATAACGGACGACCCAACTTCGTACACTACCAGTACTGCTGGTGCGTGGGTGGAGTACACTTTTTCTATACCTTATGCGTTATCTGCTTCAACCAGATATGCTATTGTAATGAGAACAGCATCTGGTGATTTAGATAATCGGGTAATGCCGAAAGCAGATATTTCTTCTCCAACATACGCTAATGGAGAAAGTTTACTTTCTTCTGATTCGGGCAGTAATTGGACAGCAGTATCAAGTGTTGATATATTATTTGAAACTTGGGGCGACCCGATTCTCCCTGGTAAACCCACTAACCCATCACCTTCTCACACTGGGTCAGATATAACTTTGGATGAAACTCCATTGAGTTGGGATGCTTCTGACCCTGCTGCCGATACCTATGAGGTTTATTTTCGTATACAAGGTGACAGTTGGGTACGAGTTGGGGATGCCCAAGCTGCCGTAAATTGGGCTATTGCTTTTGGAACACTGGGCTATGAAACTACTTATGAGTGGCGTATAGATGCTACAAATATATATGGCACGACAACAGGTGATACTTGGAATTTTGGGTCTATTAATTATGACCAAATACGGGTAAGTTATAGACTTATCAGTGGTGGTAATGGTGCTGGGCCTTATGACAACCCACCTGGAACTCAGGGAACGGATTGGGAATATACTGGTTTGAATTTTATGACCACAATTAGAAGATTAGTAGTTGCGGCTAATAGTACGATATTTTATGAGCAAATATAATGGCTGTTTCTATAAATGAAAGAGCAACTATTAGAAGATTGGTTGCTGTCGGGACTGACGAGGTATGGTACGAAGTGAGTGCAGGAACAATGACAGAGTTGGGTGCAGCTAATGGTGATATAGACACCAGTGACCAACTCAATATGTATGAAGCCTTCCAGAAAGTATTTGTGGTTAATGGTGCAAATCTCAAAGTAGCAGATTTTGTTAATACTAAATTAACTGTAACTGCTCTAACAACTGCTCCGACAAGAGGTTCAACTGTAACACAAGCAACATCTGCTGCTACAATGATAGTTGATTTTGTTAATACTGCCAAAACAGAAATCTACGGTTATGTGACAAGCGGGACTTTTGTTACTACTGCAGGTTACACACTGTCTGGGGGAAGTATGGCCCCTGAAACCCGTGTGCCTTCGGCGGTAGCCAATAATCCGCATTGGTATGATTGGACACCTTACGCTGGTGGGGCAAGCGGTACGATGCCAACCAAGGCATATCTTGGATGCCTATATCGTGGTAGGAATGTTCTTGCTGGTAATCCCAATTATCCTCACCAGTGGTATATGTCTAAAATAGGTAACCCTTGGAATTGGGTTTATGCCTCTACCGACCCATTGACGGCAGCCGCAGGAAACAATGCTGATGCGGGTGAGACGGGGGACATTATACGAGCTTTGATTCCCTACAAGGATGATTACCTAATCTTTGGATGTGCCTCAACTATATGGGTGTTGACAGGAGACCCCGCCGCTGGTGGGGAGATAGATGAGGTTGACTTAACTGTGGGGATGTTTGGTGCTAACAGTTGGTGCTTTGATGGGGGCGGTAATCTTTACTTCTTTGGAACAGGTGGAATTTATAAGATACCACTTGGATTTCGTTCAGTTGAGAACCTTACTGAGATTTCATTGCCTAATTTAATTAGTGATGAGGATGCCAACCCATCGACTCATCGTATCACGATGGCTTATGATAGAAAAAGGCACGGAATACTAATTTGTATCACTAAGCTGTCTGATGGGAGTAACTCTAATTATTGGTATGACTTAAAGCTCGGAGGGTTCTTTCCTGAAAGTTATCCTGACGAGTGTGGGCCTTATTCATTGTTTTATTATGCTGCAAACGATAATGACTATGCAGATTTGTTGGTTGGTTGCAAAGATGGGTATATCAGGAAGTTTGATGAAACAGCAAAGGATGATGATATTGGTGGAAGTGATGATGCCATATCAAGCTATGCTGTTTGGCCTATTCAGCATTTGACAAAGGATAATGATAGGGAGGGCCGGTTGACGTCTTTGGTTTTTGAATTAGCGGGGGGTGGTGCAGGTGGAAGTTTTAGCGATACAGATGGTGTATCATATGAAATACACATTGGGGATGATGCAGAAACAGTAATTGAAAAAATTAAGGATGGTGATACACCATTTACTTCTGGTACATTAAGCGGTACTGGCCGTAAAGATAGAATCCGAACAAGAGTTCGTGGAGCTTATATTGGTTTGAAATTATTGAACTCCACTGCCTCTGAAACTTTTGCCATCAATAAGGTGTTCGGCGAGATAAAAGAAGCAGGGAAAATAAGATAAAAGGATAAGACTATGGCACTCAAAACAGGGTGGGATTTTGGAATGGCGAGGGGCAGCGAAGTGGAAATTGGGCCTCAAGCTGGCGGGGGTTGGTATGAAAGAACTATTGCATCTATGAATCGGGATATAGCTGCCAGGAATCGTGCTCGACAACAACAAGCGGTGACAAGACAAGTTGGTGCTCAATCAAGAAGTGCAAGGCGGGCTAATATACAAAGACGAAAACAGATTGAAGCAATGTATGATAAAATGATGGGGATGGTCGGGCCCGGTGGTGCATTTGAGAAACGAGGTTTGGGAGAAATAGAATCTGCTCGAACCAAAGGTGTTGGACAACAAATGCAGCAAATGATTTCTGGTGGTATGTATGGTACGACTACCGCTGCCGGTATTGGTAAACAATGGGAAGCAGATGTTGGTGCTCCCGCACGGTTAAGGCTTGAAGATATTATGCAGCAAAGACAGCTTGGTGTGATGGGACAAAAGGCAGGATTCCTTGAAAGGATAGAAGATGTATACCCTGATTACTCAGCATTACTTCAAATGTTAGCGAGGTAAAAGATGCCGTTGCTTCCAGAAGCCAAGAATTGTGATATCAGTGTCAAGAAAAACTTTAGAAGAATATCTAAAGAGTTGGGTTATACTGCAAATCCACCTTTCAAGAGTATTACTTTAACTGATTTGATAGCAAGTAGATTGGTTGCTACCGATTCAGGTAAAGTTTTTGAATCAGTTGCTGACCTAACGGCATGGATAGCAGGTACTACAAATCAAATAATAGTTACCGATGATGGGGATGGAACAATAACCCTTTCTTGCCCACAAAATATTCATACGGATGCAACGCCTGAATGGGCAGGAACAGTAATTAAAGATTCAAGTGACGCTATTATATTTTATGTAGACGATGATGAGATGTATTTTACTGCTGTTTCTGTGATAGTAACAGGAAACCCAATCGGACTTTTACTTGCTTTAACCTACACAACATAAGGAAAAATTATGGCTGACAATATAAACGTAACTCCAGGGTCAGGTGCTACTGTGGCCGCTGATGATATTCAAGTAGACGGTACACATGCACAAGGTTTGGTTCAGTTTGTTAAATTAGTAGATGGTACGCTTAATGGCACTGAACCAATAGCTACTGATATTGGTGTTAAACTTAATGCTGTGCGAGTTGCACCGGCTAATGACATTACCGATGCTACTTATATCGGCGATATTAAATTTGGTGAGTCTCTACCAGCAGGTACTAATGCTATTGGTAAGTTAGCAGCAAATAGTGGAGTAGATATAGGTGACGTTACCCTGACCGCAGGAACGGCAGCCATAGGCAAACTTGCGGCCAATAGTGGTGTTGACATTGGTGATGTAGATATTCTTAGTATAATTCCTGGCGTGGCTGCCACAAGTCTTGGTAAAGCAAGGGATTCTGCCTTGGGGGCTACGGATACAGGTGTGATGGCTCTGGCGGTTCGTGATGATACACTTACCACATTGACACCTGCCGATGGTGATTATGTACCTCTTAGGGTTAGTAGCACCGGACAATTACACGTCACAGGAGCAGGCGGCGGTACAGAATACACCGAGGATGTAGTTACCGCAAATCCGCAAGTGGGTAGTGCTATAATGGTAGAACGTGATGATGCACTTACCACAGTAACGCCGGCAGAAGCAGATTGGATTGGATTACGGGGTACAGCAGAGGGGGCTTTGTGGACGCAGGATTTTAATAGTGACGCTGCTCTTGCATTGTTAGGAACAATAGATGCGGATACAGGAGCAATAAAAACAGCAACAGAGTTAATAGATGATGCCGTTTATATTGATGACGCTGATTGGTCTGATGGAAGCTCAAAACATATTTTAGTAGGTGGGCTTTACCAATCTTCACCCCAAACCATTACCGATGGGGACGTTGGCCCGTTCCAAGTAGATGCTGATGGTGCTCTTCATATTTCCGATGGTGGAAATACAATTACTGTTGATGGAACAGTGACAGCCAATCTTAGCTCTACAGACAATACTGTACTTGATAATATTCAAGCGGCAGTAGAAATCATGGATGATTGGGATGATGCCAATTATTGTAATGTTAATATAAATATAGCAGGTACGGATGCTGCTGCTGGTGAGGGAGCAATATCAGCACAGACACAAAGAGTAACTATAGCAACTGACGATGATGGTGTAGCACATTTAGCTACTATTGCCGGTGATACAACTAATATTGAAACTGCTGTTCAAATTATAGATGATTGGGATGCTACTCACGCTTCTGCTGCTCCTGCTGATGGTATTCAAACAATGGGGGCAGCTTACGGTACGGCATTACCGACAGATGTAGGTGCTGATGCGGATGCTGCCAGATTAGTAACTGATAGGTATGGTAGATTATGTACTGGTTTACAACCACAAGCAGCTAAAGCTACCCTTGATAATGCTGATACTACAACGGCAAGAGAGATTGTTGCAGCAACAGCAACAAGAAGAATATTCGTAACATCACTTATAATTTCAGTTGATACTGCTGGTAACTATTGGCTTGAAGATGGGGATGCTACGGCGGTAACAAGTAAAATGTATTTTGCAGCTAATGGTGGATGTGCGATTACTTTCCCAGAGGGCACTCCATTAAATACAGTAACACAAAATAAGGCATTAAATGTCAAAGGTTCAACTGCTGGTAATGTAGGCGTAACAGTTACTTATTATCTTGCAGTATAAAAATGGCAATAGACTTCAAACCATTTGAAGAACTGTTTGCACCTGCGTACCAACTAACATATATTAGTACAGATGGACATATTGATGTTGGCCCAAATACTTATAGTGTATTTCATTATTACACTATGATAGAACGCCAACAGATATTTCAAGTATGTGAAAAACATTTACCTTGGCAATATACACAGGAACAGGAACAGTGGGAACGGACAATATATATGTATCAATTTATTATCAAAAGTCCGCCCCCATTTCCTTATGAAGAATATCCATTAAGTGAGGATATAATTATGGCAATAACTTGGGAACTCAAAATAACACCTATAAATATCTCGACTTACGAAGCATCTATTATAGCTATAAGAACCGATAATACAGATTCAGAAAATATTGATATTAAAATTTATACTGTGCCCAGGGCTAAAATACAAACCCTCGCACAACAAATTGCTGTTGCTGATGAGATATGGGATAAACATCAAGCTGCCTTAGCCTCGACTGTTATAATTGAGGCTTTTACATCTGGATTAGAAATAGCAGGTAAAATTAATTTGGAGGCAAGAGAATAATGGCTGATACAATTACAGTTTTAGATGGTATACAGTTTCAGAAAGAAACTACTTCTGATGTTTATACTCAGGATACTGCAACAGGCGAGGCCGTCAAGACTTTTCAGGTATATATACCGTTGAGTTACAAAGCGGCAAGGGTAGTTTTTAATGGCGCTTATGACCCTAACGGTGGTAGGTTTCATGGTAGAGTAAAAGCAACCTTAACTACTGGAATGACTACTACTGGTATAACTAAGTCGGCAAATACACAGGTTATGGAATGGACTACTATAACTCCCCCTGCTGTCCTGGATAGTGGTATACTGGATTGTAGTGGTTCAAGGTCAACTACGCTTCATATTGATATAGCCCAATCTTCTACTACGGTGAATACAACGGGTATTGAGATTATTGTTCAAGGTCGAAAAGAAAATTCATTAGATGAATGGACTGATATAACTCGCTTCAATGCTTTGTCACACGCCGCCGCCGCAAAAAAAGCTGACTTTGCGGCACAAGAGGCTGCTGGTCAAACTGTATTGGATGTTACAAATCCTGCTACTGCCGGACTTGATAATATAGGTAAATTTATCTTTCTTGAAGATACTGCTACGATTGCACAATGTGAAATAGCTTTTCTTGTGAGTCAGACGGGAGATTGATATGGCTTGGGTATATCATAATAAACCACCGATGGGCTGGCCACTTGATTTAGGGGAGAGTATCAACGATGGTCTTGTTGGATATTGGTATATGCCGGAAGGCTCAGGCAATAAAGTATTTGATTTGAGTGGGAATGGGCTATTTCTGGATTTTGTTAATTCTCCAACTTGGGTAGGTGGTAATTTTGGTTCTGGTATCGACTTTGAACTTTCCAGCAGTCAAGGATTATTTGCTGCTAAAGCTGTCTTGACAAGTGCACCTATGACAATGATTGCCTGGGTAAAGGTAGAACAATTACCATCAACTCCCAGCAGTTATTTTACGGCTGTTGCTGTAGCTAATAGTAATACTGTGCATTTTCTTTATTTACGTGCTCATAAAACTACTAATACAGTGCAAGCCTGTGTGAGAGATGCCGCAGGAGTAAGTGCCGCCAGTAGTGATGGAGTAATAACATTAGGTAAATGGCAGCAATGGGGTGCTATTTTTGAATCTTCTACAAGTAGATACGCGGTTTTAGATGGGAAAATTGGGACTCAGGATACAGCCGACCACACGCCTGGTGGAGTTGATAATACAACAGTAGGCTGTCTCCAATTAAATAGTGTCTGGGCTGACTTCATGGATGGTATCATTGACCACGTAACAATTTATAATCGCGCCCTCTCAGCTTCTGAAATAGCCTTACTCTACCGATTCCCGTTCTATGGATTTATGAATCCTGATGAGATACCCGTTCTCGGTAGTTTTGGAATACCACCAGTAGGCATGGCCGGTGCAATGACAACTAATTCGGGCTATTGGGGGTGGTAATATGGCAAATATATTCCATGTAGAACGAGCAGCCAATAAAATAACACTTGGTACTACTGGTACTACTATAAATATAGCGTCTCATACTGCGTCCAGATTACTTGCTTTAGATGCCAGTAAAGATTTAGAAGTAAAAGCTATTGGTACTGATGTACAAGCATGGGATGCTGGTTTGGATTCATTAGTGGGACTTACTTATGCTTCTGATAGCTTTATCAAGGTAACAGCCACCGATACTTATGCAATTAGAACATTATCTGAGGTACGAACAGACTTGGGATTAGTTATTGGCACTAATGTTCAGGCACAAGGAGATGTACTTGATGATTTGAATACATTGGGTGCTAATTCTGCTGATAGCGAGTTTCTTGTGGGTACTGGTGCTGGTGCATTGGCTTGGGAGAACGCTGCTACTGCAAAGACATCGATTGGTCTTGGTAACGTAGAGAACACTCAACTTTCCACTTGGGCAGGTTCAGCAAATATTACTACTCTTGGCACAATAGCAACTGTTGGAAATATTACTATTACTGATGGTGGTACAATAGGTCAAGCAGCGGGGCCACTTCTTACATTTGATAATACCAATAATTTTCTTGAGATAACAGGATGTAAAGTTGGTATTGGGACAGCAACACCTGGAAGCACTATGGGTGCTTATGCTACTCAATGTAGGCTTGATATAGAACATAACAGCAGCCAATGTTGGTTAAGATTAGCGACTACATTTACTGGAGTAGATGTTTGCGGATTATGGTTTCATCCGATTGATTTTGGTGACGCTGGATGGTTGATAAGTACAAACAATACCGGATTGCTTAGATTGGCATACGATGTTGGCAGTGGGGGTGACGAAGAAGCAGCCATAACTACTGCCAAAGATGGTGTTATGGGGGTAACAATCGCATTGGATAATAAGGTTGGTATCGGCGTATTACCAAAAACATTGTTTACAGTTGAAGGAACCATAACCCTTAAAGAACAAGCAGCAGCAGATGGAGACACAGCAGCTTATGGGCAGGATTGGGTAAAAAATACTTCTCCTTGCACACGTTGGTTTACAGACGATGGTGGTAATGATTTCCAATTAGGTCTTGGTGGTGGTTCGGGTACTACATTAACAACTTTCACAGCACTTGATAATGAACCAACAGTAGCAAATGCTGCAACAGCAGATACAAGAAACGCTGTGTCTGTTTTAGATTTTGATGCAGACACTAATGAATTGGCAGTATTTGGCGGGTTTATGCCCCGTAACTATACTGGCGGTGGTGTAACTGTAACTTTAGGTTGGATGGCAACTGATACGACTGTAACTCCACATGGTGTTTTCTGGGGAGTAGCATTTAAGTCAGTAACTAATGACGCAGACGATTTAGATACAAAGGCTTGGGGGTCAGATAATTCAGTTGCCGATGAAGAAGCCTCTGCCTCTGGCGAAGTTTCATATTGTGAGATAGCTTTTACTGATGGTGCTGATATGGATAGTGTCGCTGCAGGAGAATATTTTAGATTAAAAGTAACAAGAGTCGCTGATAGTGGAAGTGATACTTTGACTGATGATGCAGAATTAGTTTTTGTTGAAGTTAGAGAAACATAGGAGAATAGTATGGGCATTAAAATAAAGCACGGCAGGCCTGAAACTATGCTAACTGCCGCTGCGTTAGCTGGCCAAGCAAGGAAGCAGGAAGAACTACAGAAGATGCAAATGGAGTTTGATTATCGCCAATCCCTCCGACAGCAGGATATGGCCATAGACTTGCAGATGCAGGAACGTGCGAAGCAATGGGAAATTGATAAGATGCAGTTGCGTTCCCAGATAGACTTCCAACGTAAGGAGCAACTACGCCAACGTAAAATGGACAGCATAGACAGTGCCATACAGCAGATAGACAAGGAGGTGTTGGCTGGCAGGATAACGGAACAAGAGGCATACCCCATCAAACAGAAGTTGGAGTTGAGTAAGACAGGTGTCAGTGTTCCTGTTTCCGCATTTCCTGGTGACGAGGAAGATAGATATGGTATACCCCCTTGGTGGACATCGCCTGAATGGGAGGATACGCCGGAGGGGATTGCTGCAAGAGAGAAAGCGTTGGCTCCAAGGGTGGAAAGGCCCACGTTTACCCCATACAATATTCAACAGGGATTAGGGGAGTTGACGACTGGTGCTCCATCAAGTGCATTAGGCCTGCCTATGGAGGTTCTTATAGAAAAAGCAGACCACATCGCTTACGCCACAAATAGATGGGGGCCGAATTGGCATGAGGAAGTTCCCGAAGCAGCAAGGATTATAGAAAACAAGTTTCCAGATGAAGCACCACATTTTGTTACCCTTAATCAACCTCTAACGCTTGAGATAGTCGATAGTTATTTGATAGCGGCGGGTGGTGATATAACTGTGGCTCAACAAATGGCACAACGTGATGGATATGATATTGATATTGAGCCTGTGTATGAGCCTGTACCTGAGCCTGTAATTGAGCCACTTCGTCCGCCACAGGGACAACCAGGGTTATTAGAACGTAAACCTACGGTTGGACGTATTGATTGGGACTACATAATGAGCAAGGGGTTCAAAAGGAGATAGAATGGGTATATGGGAAGAACGAAAAAGAGCATACGATACCCAACAAGGAATTTCAGCTACGCTTGCAGGCAAAGCCCCAACAACGAAGTTAGCGGGTATAGCCTCAGCGAAACTTGCTGGTGGAGCTTCCATTTGGCATCAAAGAGCACAACAACTACAACTTCCTTCAAGAGAGATTCCTTTAGAGGAGGCTGACTCCTCTGTTTTTTCTGATTCTTGGAATGTACTTAAAAGGATTGGGGGTGTTGCTGGTAAAGGTGTGTGGGTAGGGTTAGGGGTAATAGCCTGGCCATTTGAGAGAATAGAATATACACTGGCTACCCCATTAACTGCAATACAAAGACAGCGTAGACCTTTGAGTTTTATTTCTGCTGAACAAGCGAAAAGGGAATGGGGGGAAGTAGGCGAAGCAGTTTTAACCGGTCTCAAGACTTGGATTCCTGGCAAGGAGGTTCCGGAGGAGGCAAAGACATTCAATGATTTTTGGGGTTCATATTATAAAGGCGTTACAGGAGAGGAAGCCCCTGGGTGGTATAAGTGGACAGCAGGAACAACTACTTCTTTTGCGGTTACCCCTGCCGTTAGTGGCAAATTATTAAAACTTGCAGGAAAGGGGATTAAGCCCATTGGAAAATTAGTTGGTGTTAAAAAACTACCTTTGTGGGAAAGAGCAAAGTTAAGAGTAAGAGCTAAAGTAGGAGCAAAAGTAAGTAAAGCAAAAGATTTGGGTAGAAAATTAGCAAAGGAAGATGTAAATAGACTATCAAAGGAATTAAGCAAACAGACTGGAAAACATATCAGGCCCAAAGCCGTAAAGCAACGTATAAGTCAGGTTATTAAAGGGAGCGTTACCGAGCAGCCTGGACTTCGAGAAGCGGCTAACCCAGCTATCCAAGAGTTTTCTCAGAACTTTAAGACCCTTCAAAAATTAGGTATATTACCTAAAGAAGTATACACAACCAAACTTCCACGAAAAAGTATAACACAGTTAATTCTCAAAAAGAGATTTTTGCAGGGTAAAATCATCAAACTTAAGGAGAGAAAACGGTTCCCAGGTAAGGTTAAATTAGTTAGAAAACTTCAATCTCAAATTGATGATATTACAGAAAGTATACAAAGGTCATATAAATATGGTGGTACTGGATATTTACCCAGGATGTATACTTCAAAAGAAGCCACAGCCCCGTCCCTTTTTAGAAGAGCAGCAAAAAGAATCCGAGCACCGTATGCCAAAAAACGAAAAGATATACCATTTAAGATTCGCAAGGCAATGGGGGAGATTAAGGAGCCTGCCTATCCTGTAGTTAAAAGATTAATTCAACAAGGGTCAGATATAGAGACCGCTAAACTATTTGATTTTGCTTCAAAACAATCCGGCTGGACAAGCTTAAGATGGATGCCAGGATTAAGAAGCAAACCACTACCGGACACAAAGGCTTACGGGGCATTGAGGGGGTTGTATGCTCATCCAAAAATCTATAATGATGTCACCGAACTTGTGAGGATAAAGGGTAACTTTGAGAGGTTGTATGACACTGCAATTGGTACGTGGAAATTAGGCAAGGTTGTTTGGAATCCAGCCACCCATTTTCGCAATAAAATCTCGAACAAGATATTACTTGATTTGAGCGGTATGGATTATATTCAACAGAGTAAGTATGCATTCAAAGCCCTAAAGCATTATAAGGCCGGTTCAAAGGAGTACAAGATAGCAAAAATGTATTTTGCCCGCACTACTCAGGTTCAGGGAGAGATAATGGGTGATTTGTTAAAAAGTACTGGTAAACATTCAATCAAGGGACTTAGAGGTGGCCTTGATGATGTCAATGCTTTTATAACTAAAGCAAGTAAGAAACCATCTGCGATGTACCAGCACGAGGAGTTTATCAACAAGTTTATGAAGTACCTGCAATCAAGGGACAAGGGAATGTCAGTGATAGATTCTGTGACGGAGGCTAACAAATGGTTGTTTGACTATAGTGATTTAGCAAAGTGGGAGAAATTAATAGCAAGAAGGGTAATGCCCTTCTACACATTTCCACGCAAAGCATTACCAAGAGTATTAGAAGCTGCTGCTGCTCGACCCCATACCATAGCCAAGTACCCTCTGGCTGCTAAGACAATGACACAGTATTCCTTATATAAATTAGACCTAACTACCAAAGATTATGAGAAGATAAAAAAAGAGCTTCCAAGCCATATGAAAACTGGAAGTTATATCCTTATGCCATATAGGGATAAGAACAACGATTTAAGATTTTTTGACTGGACTTACATTGTTCCCTGGGGGGAGTTGAATGACGCCAATGAACGTGGTTTATTAAAAATAGGTATCACTAATCCGCTTTTTCAATTAACCGCCGATATATCAAGAAATAAATCAGGGTGGACTGATAGGGAAATATATAAAAATACGGACACTACTGAGGAGAAAACGTTTAAGTGCATGAAATATATCTGGCAGGGCTTAGTTCCGTCTTTGGCTTATAAGGGGATATATTGGGATAAGTTAGAAGAGGCCGCTACAGGCAAGAAAACCAGACTTGGAAAAGAACAACCGTTGCCAGAGGCTATAGCTCACACAGTGTTTGGGTTAAGAACACAAGCTATTGATATAACAATGCAACGAAGATTTAATATGTATAAAACGCAAAAAAATCTAAGTGAGTTGCAGGGGAAGATGATAGGCCTTATACAAGAGCATAAGTATGGAAGGATAACCAGGGAGGAATTTGTTGAGAAAAGGCAACAATATATAAATCAGATGAGAAAAGAAGTGATGCCATAATGGATAGTAGAGCTGACCACGACTTATTGATTCGTATATAGGTATCCACATTTCATCCCATTTGGTTTTCATTCAACCTCCTCTGGTTTACACCCTTCTAAATAAGCAATTATAATCTGACCATGACATAGTAATCTACCTTTGAATCCCTCCTCAGGTCGACACCAACATCCAAGGGTTTTACCTTTAAGCTTTTTAACGGCTTCAACAAAATTCGGTCTAAATTCTAATTGCCTATAAAACCATACAGAATATTGAAGAATAGACTCTTCTCTGCTATACTTACTTAAAGGAAATGGATTGCCAAATATACTCCTTCTGTCAATAGGTATAACCTTTGACCTGTCAAGGTTGTATGTTCTATAGTTTATTAGTGTGGTTTTCATTTCTTACCCCATCCTTTTACAATACGTTTAATTAGGACAAACAACCTATGTACAATCCAAATCATAAGCCCTATTATTAATAAACTATTAAATACTTCCATCTAACTCATCCTTAATTAAATCTCCCGCTAAAGAAGGGTCTAATACGCCCTTATAGTATATCCACTCCAGGGCTGCTATCCAATACCTTTTTGCAATGGCCTCATCTCTTAGAATATCACGTGGGACATCTACTCCCATTTTATTCCACTTCTTCTGAAATTCTTTCAGGTTTTCACTCATTATACTATCCCATCCTTCCAGTAAAACAAGGGGTACTTCTTTTTATCTTCTTCCAACTCTGCTTCCCGTTCTGCATCTTCACACATCATTTGTTCCATTATATGGTCTTGTCGCATATACTCTTCATACATTTGTTGTATGGAAGCAGATAAACCCCAAGTACTTGAACTTGTACTTGCTGAATCAGTAACGTAATCATTATAATAATTAATCCAATCAGGCATTATATATTCTCCTTCCAAAACAATAATGGGTATTTTATTTTATCCATTGCTGTTTTATAATTAGGGTGTTTTAGGCAGCGTTTGCAAGTAACCTTTTTAGGGTTGAATGTACCTTTAGACCAACATCGTATACTACTACCATCTCCTCCAATAATAATTGCTTCAATAGGTACAACACCACAGTAATAATCGCACGCCGCCTTACACCTATAACCCCATTGTACGGTTAGGTGTATTGGTTTACTTTGCTTCGCCATAGCAACCTCCCGAACTAATATCTATATCCCAAGGTATAAATATTGGTAATGCTTTAACCATACACTGTTCAATGTACTTCATACCTTCTTCTTTGTATTCTCTACCACACTCAACGACAATCTCATCGTGCACTAAATTGATAAGCATTAATTTAAGGTTCTTAACAACTTCTGACGCTGCTTTTTTTAGGACTTCTCCACCATAACCTTGAATCTTAAAATTAAACCCTTGTCTATAGCACCTCTTTTTACCCCACTTATTTAACCTATGGAAGTCGGGGAATCTCCTTTTACGCCCCGCCATATTCCTAACAAACCCATATCTATATATTTGCCCATTAGTTTTTTCAATGGCTTGTTTAAGTCCTGGATAACGGGCAAAAAACCTGTCAATAAATGCCTGTGCATCTTTTTCTGAACAATTAAAATCTTTGGAGAAGCCGTAAGCCGACTTGCCATAAGCTGTACCAAAGACTATACATTTAGCATCATCACGGCTGACTCCCATTGCATCTGCTGTGACTTGGTGTAAATCCAATCCGTTTATGAGAGCATCTTTGAAAGTTTTGTCACCGCTCTCCTGAGCCATTATCCTTACTTCTTGGCCAGAGTAATCAGCAGTAATAATAACATTGCCAAGCTCGGCCACAAATAAATTACGTATATTGGCAATGTCATTATTTTTAGGAAGTTGCTCAATGTTCGGACTCGAACAACTAAGACGACCAGTAACACACACTGTGTTATGAAAAGAACAACGAATTCTCCCATCAACATCTATAAACCTTTCAAAAGGAATTAAAAAACCATTAAGTAATTTCTCTACTTTACCCAACTTAATTAATAAATCTATTGCGGGGTGCTTTCCCTCTAACCTTTTCTTGCTCTGTTTATTCCAAGACTTCTTCTTCTCTTTTTTACTTCTCTCATATATAGGGAATCCCAGTCCTTCTATCAGGGGAACTACTTGGTCTGAACTATTGAAATTTATGGATGGTTTACAAGACACCACTCTGCTTCTTGGTGTAATGCTGGTGACATAATCACCACCAAATATATTCAATAGTTCATTCTCTATTGTATAAAATAAATGCTGCACTTCGTATCTCATTGTCTTGGCAGCACTTACGTCTCCTCGTATCCCATTAATCGCAAGCCACATCAACGCTTTTTGAAACGGAAACTCAATGTCATAAGCAAGGTGGTGTAAACCTTCTTTCTCTATTTGTGGTGACTGTAGTTTATATAAATCGTAAGTATTGATAGCATCTTCTGTAGCGTACTTAGCAAACTCTGGACTATTAGTACCATACTTTATAACATCTTTATAATCTGTTACTTCTCTATGGAGTTGAATACGAGTCAAATATTTTAGACCGTTTTCCAATAAATTCTCGTCTAAAAGATGTGACGAAGTGAGAGTACAAAATATTTTAGGCATTTAATCAGTTATATCCCCAGATACAACACCACAAGTATCTAACCACTTATAGTTACAATCAGGATTATCACATTCTATTTCTTGTATAAACATACTACCAGTATCATATAACTCACCGGTACTACATTTTGGACAAGGATACTTTCTAGTATCAATCATATTTCTATTCCCTCCTTTTTGAGAACCATCATATCAAATGAGGCTGAATGAAATATTACCATTTTACTTTCGGATATATAGTAGTCAAGAACCACCAACAACTCTTTCTTATGCCCCCTCTTTATATCAACATAACACGCTTGCTTTCCATCACAAATTGAGAAGCCTATTATTTCAAGGTCTAACCAATTAAGAGATGTACATTCTGTATCTAATGAGAAGATGCCTTTACAGGTAGACATCCAATTCTTGAAGTCGGTGGGGGTTGTTATCACCTGTGTTTTCATTCCACCATCTTAGGATAAAAGTCATCCATTATATCCAAGTAGTACAAAGCTGGCAACCCTCTTGCCTCAATTCTTTCCTTCTCTGCCTTACAACCGGATGATTTCTCCCAACCAGGAGCAAGGATTATACCAGCCCAACTTGTTTTATCAATAAACTCATTGTCCAGTTGATACCACAGTTCATGCTCATGCTTTGCAAGAAACTCAGGACAAGCCCTATGTATGGGGTGCGTATGAGAAATTGGAGAATAAACATTATAACCCCGCATCAGTAGCTCTGCCGACCGCATGTTACAAATATAAAAATTCGCTTCCTCACCCTCTGGGACAAAATTGCCATCCTTATCCCTACAACTATATGGGTGTGCAAAATACCACAAGCCCCTATTTGTACTTTTCTTAATATCCATTTCTACCCCTCTCATTTATATTATAAAAATTATTACATTAGCTACTGAATAAAGAATACCCAGACAAAAAGATTTCCAATCACCATTAGTAAGGTTGATAACTGATAAACCCAACATAGAAACTATTAATAATGCTGCAAGAAATAACTTAATTCTACCCATCTTTCTTCTCCTTTCCTTTAAGTACCTCGTACAGCATCCCCATTGAATTGAACATCACCGCACATAATACATCCTCTAATACAACTGGGCCGTGATTATCCTCCGCAGAATACCCCTGACACAGTAACCACACATCCCAGAAGTGACGGCCTAATCCATCAAGGTATGTATCTTGGTCTATGCCCAGTTTCCAATTATCAAAATTCCTCTTTTGTCCATCAGCTTGTAACCTATGTGCATCAAGGTATTGCAAATACCTCTTTAATACAACAGGGGATAACCCCTTAACATAACTTAGTTTACCCCCTACTTCATCTCTTGTCGCTCCCGTTTTGAATTTCCTCATCTCTATTTATGCTCCTTTCTGCGTCAAATACACCATCTGGATAACGCTTAGTAAGCTTTTCTATGTTTAGTTCACGCACTTCATCTATGTCTGTACCCACACAATTACACATAGATGTTAGATAAAATAATATATCACCAAGTTCTTTGATAATATAGTCAACATCTATACAATGCTGCTGCCATATAACCTTCTTAATATGGTCAAGTAGCTCCCCTGCTTCACCAGATATACCAACGGCGGAATGGAGAATATCCCCAGATAAACCCATCCTATCATTGTAAGCTCTAAGACTATCTACAAACTTTGGATAATCAAAATTTTTGTATTTTTCGTCTATCATTACTAATCTCCTACAGTAAGTACATTGCTAACTATCTTCTGACATATTTCTTTCTCAACCTCACGTTCCAAGCCACCTCTCCTGAATGGGTAGAATGGGCAAGACCTATCCGTACACTCACGGATGTCACGAACTTTGTTGCCGGTGCAGTAGAGGCAGAAGTCGTTATAATTTTTAGACATTATAATATTCCTTTAACTCTTTATCTATAAAATATTCTATGTCTCCTGGCATTATTTCACAGTTTAATTTTTCTTTTACCCACTCCAAAGCCATTTTCCACCAAAACTCTGCAATCTTATCATGCGACCACAAATAAAACTCCATTGATTCATTTTGATATTGTTTTCTAAACTCTGTGCTCATTATGTCCTCCTTAAATAGAGCTTTTGGTAATTCTGCAATAAGGAAGAAGAGTCTCATAATTCTTCTTTAGGTCTTGCACATCCTTTTGGCAGTGGTCTAAAACTTGCATACAGGATTCTTCATTTCCCATCATAGCCTGTCTCCAATGCGGGTGGGAAATACGGGTCTTAACTGTCTTGCCATACAAAGACTCAGCTATTACATCCTGTCTATTGGAGTGCAAGCATAATTTGGTCTTAGCCATACGCCAAACATCTGTGTGGAGCAATGTACCAAACTCAGGATAAGGTAATCCGTGTATAAGAGCACGAGTTCTCAAGAAGGGTATATCAAAGTAGGTACTGTAATGCCCCACTACTCTATCAAAGGATTGCATAGTATCAATACAAGTACTAACTACCCGCTTATCCTCATCACCAGATAGTACATCTTTCTTAGTGAGCCAATCCTGGTATAAAATACCATCCTCTGCAAGAATACACCAGCATAGCACTATGCCAAAGTTAGCTTTTAGATTTGATGTTTCAATATCAATCCACCCAACTCGTTCTTTGATACCATACTTCTTTATAAAACAACTAAAATGCCTACTATATCTATGCCGATGAATGCACCCATTCTCCCATAACCACTGGTACTGGATGGAGTTAGCGTTCTTAATGTTTGTTAGCCCCACCATATAAATTGGCAGGTCGTCTGTGTATTTTAGTTTACTACTCATATTCTTCCTTTCCACTATCTAATTTTAACTTCCTACGCTCTTCTTCTATAATTTCACCCCAACATTTTTTACACATATAATGTCGGTTACAATCACAATCGTTTATATCCCCGTCTTTCATATTCTCCTTTCTTGCCCCACTTCCACCGTTCAAAATGGAAACTAAAACAAAGTATATGAATAGATATATCTAAGCAGACATTACATAAACCATCCTCAAACTTCCACCAATATACACTAATAGGTATCGCCCAATAATCCCGATGAAAACAAGCATCAAGCTCATACTCATTACCTGATGTTTCTGAGTGGTTAATAACATACTTCATTTTATTCTCCTTTGGCAAACGGACAGATTGAGCTATTCTGGTACTTCTTGTACACTACAGCTAAAGTTATTAAACTTTTCTTCACAATAATCTTCTGCTTGTTTCTTAGTACCACAAACTTTTACTACTTTATGGTCAAACCAACCTGGGCCTGGACTTGAATATGGGTCTGAGGGGCCACCATCATTATAAATATTTTGGATTACTGCATACTTCATTTTATTTCTCCCAAATATGTTTCCAAGTTCTTTTGTTTACAATACTGCTAATATTTCTTCTTGTACTATTATACATCTCAGCGATTTCTCGCTGTAAAAATAAATTAGTTCTCCACATATAAATAATCATTCTTACGTCTTGTTCTGTTAGTTTGTGATTGGGGCTACCTTCTCCGCCCCTAATACAATTCGCCGTACCGTTAATTTGCTTCACTATTTTACTCCTGAGAAGGGGCAGATAGAGCGACTTTTACAGTATAATCTGCAAAATTTAGGCTCACTTTTTTGTATGTTAAACTTTTGTGGTTGCTGCCCACACCATATTTCTACTTCCGAAGATGTATCACCTACTTTACTCGGAGTCTTGTTTTTTCCTTTGTATGCTTCAAATCGTATCCCCCTTTGCTTGTCGCTGCAAGGTATATCATACTCCTGCGGTATATCATATATGGGATGGGCAAGATGTTTTGCCACTTGACTGTGAATATACTCATTTTGCTTATCAAAATCCCACAAGTCTAAGCGGATATACTCATAGGGTATAGGCGGGTAATCCCTCCAGTACACATTTCCCTGCTTCCAATCCCTATACCATATATCAACACCTAATTCTTCTACTGGGTACCCTCTATTATGTCTTTGCCAATCATAACAGTTCATCTGTTTAGTCCACTTGGGTATTCTATACTTTGGGCCGTACACCCCTGTTTGTTTCAACTCCAATAGCAAAGGCTCTTCATACCAATCAGCTTTGCCTACTACAATCACCCCATCAATAACATCCTCAAACTTACGCTCAACATCCACACCACCTAAAGCACAATCCTCATATCTACTATGTAAGGATATACCCTGTACCATAGTTATTAGGTCAGAATAATCACGTACTATATCATCCCAATGATTGATAAATAATATTCTTGGTAGTGGGTCGTCAATTAAATCAGTAATACTTAGTCTGTTTAACTCCGGTCTGTGTTCTTTATATTTCCCTTTTAAGACTCGTATAACACGAGGGGGCAATAAAAATTTATTTGTCCACTCCACAGTTATCTCCTTTATAAAAGTTCTTTCGCTCTTTTAACCGCATTATCAAGACTATCAAACACGTCATAAACAACGCCCCATTTGGATGGTTTTCTTCCAGGGTAGCACACTTCCCTACCAATATCTATATCACATATAACTATTTCCCCCTCTTCAAAAACAGGCACTTTACACTCACCGAGAGGTTTAAGAGTGTCAGATAACCCAATAACAGGAATTTTACGGTTATTAGAATAATCCCATCCGTCATACATAAGTTCATGTGCCATATTTCCTTGTTCAGATATACTTGGTACCTTTGTGATTACGTAAAACTCGTACTTTTCCATTTTAATCTCCGATTTGTCGCTAATCGCTCCCCAACAATTTGTTTATCTTTTTCATAGTATCCACAGTTTCCGGTTCAGGTTTTCTTCCGTAACATTCCAAAGTTATCCTATCACGAGCCTCTACCAACAAATCTATCAGAACTTCTCGCTCTTTAATTAAATCTCGACACGCTGACCGGATTAACTTATCGGCTGCTTTGTCCATATCCATTTTTAATCCTCCAATTATTGTTCCGCTTTCACTATAAGTTTTATAGCCAACCTTAATGATTGAATTGCATGTGGACTTAAATCAGGCATTGAGTAAATAGGTATCTTCTCTCGCTGTGCATATTGCAACTCGTTAGCAAGGTTATCACCAACAGCTACATCACTTCGGTTGTCGCTACCGCTCCCAAAGTTTATCAGTAAGTTGCAATCTTCAATAATCTTACAGTTTATGGATGATATTTGCTCTTTCGTTAAAAGGTTGTCCTTGTAAGCACGATGTATGAATAACTCATGGTCAGCAGGCACATACAAGTAGGACTTAGGTAGACCATCCATCTTCTCCCAATCTATCAGATACGCCTGAAGCTCTATGCCTATGTTGGTGTAGTTCTGTAATAACCTGTAGAAGTTACCTTCATCATCCCTGTTTGTAGGGTATAATAAGTAAATATTAAAGATAATGTTCGATATTATATTTTTCATAACTAATCCTATACATCATCCCATAATAAAAGTTGTTGGCCTATTTCTATGAAGGGTGTTATATCATAATCATTGACACACCAACATCCATACTCCTCTCCTCTGGAATCACTAATCAGTATACCGACACTAAATGAAGGTAATGGATTTGTCACTTTTACTACTCTGCCCACCTCACTTTCCTTTACACCTATATCTACAGCCGATGGCAGTATCTTTACCTTGTCACCCTTTTTGAATTTCATTTTTCTTTCTCCACATAACCAATACCACCACACTTCCAACAAGCAAGTACTTCATTTCGTCCAGTACACACAGGACATTGCTTGCCGTACAACCTAAGATAATTCTTATCATACCTGGGTTTATCAGTGGGCCATTTCATAGATTCAGGATTAGCTTTTGCCATTTAACTGCTTCTCCAAATCTTTTTCTCGTTTACGTGGAATAAACAATGCACCCAATGTACCACCGAATATCATTGGTAAAGCTAAACCGATTGGGCCAGCGGGGTCAAACAGTTGTTCCTGTAGCCCCACAGCATCAGCCAAATTAACCTCCACACTATTTAATAAGAAGGCGTGGGTTAAACTATCATCCTGTTGTAATCGCTCATAAGCAATTTGTGTTTGAGTGTGCATATAATTCATATATGCTCTTACACGCTTGGCATCCCATATCGTTGTCCAAGGAAGATAGCTGATAGCCTCCACACCAGCATAATCAACAGCAACCTCATCAATATGGCACGGAGTAACAATATCCTGCAAGCCAGCACAACCAAACATAATAACTAATCCTACAATACAAATCAATGTTACTAAACCTTTACCTAACTTTCTCATTCTGTTCCCCTTTCACATAAAACCAAACGTTAATTGTTCACCAACTTTCATAACATATTCTATTTCTCGTACAAGATGTGGGTAATCCTCCTGATAAACTTTACCTTTCCACGTAACTCGTATAAACGGGGGGTCAAATCCAACAACTTCCCCAACACTATCCCCCATACTCCAACATTTAGGTTTCCTTAGTTTTACCTTGTCACCCTTTTTGAAGTTGTGTTCACTCATCGTATTTCCTTTTCAGGTCACATTCTGTCTTTATCGTATCTATTTCTTGACTCGTCAAAAAAGTAAATCTCCTAAGTAAAGTAATTGCTTGGTGAACGCCTTTTCTTATCTTACGAGTAACGGCTTTAACCCGCTTCTCTTTATTTTCATAAATTATGTGGTGGTTATTGAATATTATTTTCTTTTTAACCATATAACTACCCCTTATATTAACCTCGACAACTCTCTCCTAACAACCTCTTTACCTTTCAACTTAATGTACCCCCTTATGTCCTTGGCTCCATTAAAAGAAAATATAGTTATATCGCATTCTTCCTCCCAACCCTCCAAATCATCATAACACAATCCTTCTAATTCATCTTGTAGTTGTTCCGCACCATCACGACCTACGGTGTCATTGTCTGGTATTATAATTATATGTTCCACGCCCTCCGTAACTTCATTAAAAAGCTCTTTAATTCCATCAATATGTCGACAGTGTGGGCGTGCTATACTCTGTAGACCCAAATCCCATACAGAAATACCATCACTAAATCCCTCACAAATAAATGTGTAATAATCACCGATACAATTGTATGGGTACATAAGCCCCAAATGAGAACCCGTAACACAGCGTTTAACCCCATCCGGAAATCTACGCTGTGCTCCACAGAATCCTCCTTGTTGGTAATAATCTGATAAATCCTCCCTAAACATTGGAATAGTAAACGACTGGCTATCATACCCAACTAACCACGTATCCAAACTCTTTATGCTTACATTTAATTCCTTTGATAATCCCAACTTCAATAATGGGAATTTCTGTAGATTATCGTGGCAATTATCAATAAAGTCTCTCCATCTTGTAGATAGGTTATCCTTATTATTTTTGTATGTAATGAAGCCTGATAAATTTAATTTATCCATTTGTTCTTTACTCAAGTAACCCTCTGCTGGGCAAGCCCAACATTTGTATCTTCCGTAGTATTTATCTAACAATGATATAGATAAGTTAGGTCTAATGGTATCCTTATGAAAGCAACAATAACTCCATACCTTATCATACTCACAAAGTACAATATTTAATCGTTGGAAGTCTGAGTCTCGCATATCAAACCCAATCCGTATCATTATTTATAGCATTTTGAAGATATGTTATTAAACCGATAGTATAATTTCTATCATCACACAAACACCCCATCAGTTTATTATTACAGTAAACACAAAGCAGCCCACGAATAAAATTAGTTTTATGTGAGTGGTCAACAGCTAATCTTCGCTTATTTTCTTTCTCTGTTTTACCACATATAGCACACTCATAATTCTGTCGCTTTAATATTTTGTTATATTGTTCAAAAGTTAATCCATATCTGCTTTTAAGCAGACGAGCTATTACTTTTTCTTTGTCTTTTTTATAATTCTTTTTGTTATGAATACTACAACATTCTTTACACCAACAATATAAACCACTTTTAGTCCGTTTACTTTTATAAAAACACGTTGTGGTCTTTATTTTCTTACATTTTGGACATTTTATCTTTTTCATTGTATCATAAACAAAAATAATAGTTGTTGGCCTTTGGTGGATATTTTTTCTATCTCATTTTTGAAAAAGCCTACGGTTGTTAAACCACCGAATATTATCTCGTCAAATTTAATATAAACCATTTCAAGATTTTCAGAATCATAAGATATAGATTTAACTATTCCAATTTTGTTCATTGCTTGTTTTACAATATCAGACCCGCCGCTATTGTAAATTACTTTTACTTTATCACCAATTCTAAACATCATCTAAAAATCCTCCTCTTCTGGTAAATCACGAAAGGATGTCCACTCACCGATAAATGCACACTTAACTATGCTATTCTTGCCACCCCGTTGTTTAGGAATAATAAGTTCTGCCTCTCCATCATCTTCTATGTTAGGGTCATCCTGCTGCAAATGATAACTTGGTCTATGTATTAGAATGACTTTACTTGTATCTTGTTCTAATGACCCACTCTCCCGTAAATCTGTTATACGGGGTCGGGAGGATTCTCTGAACTCCGCTTTCCTACTTAGTTGAGAAAGGGCTATAACTGGGATGTTAAACTCCATAGCTATTGCCTTCAAATCTCTGCCTATTTCAGCTATTTCCCGCTCCCTGCTTTCAACAGGCTTGTGTAAAGACATAAGTTGCAAGTAATCTACAATTAAACAGGACACAGGGTAATCCTCATAGATGGTTAATAAATCATTCCGGATAGTTTCTGGTGTGGTGGATGAATCATCCTGAATGTATATTTGATACTTGGTTAACTCGTCACATTTTGCATTAAATCTTTCCACCATCTTCTCGGTAGCACAGCCCTGTTGTATGTCTCTAAAACTAACCATCGCTAATGTAGCTGCCATATAATTACATATCTCATAGGCGGGCATCTCCATCGTGCACAACAAACTCATATCACTTGTAACTCCTGGTTTGCTGTTATGTAATAGTATGTCCCTCGCCAATGATGATTTTCCTAACCCTGGCCTACCACCTATAATGCACAACTCCCCCTTACCAAAACCCAAAATCTTATCATCTAATGCTTTTATTCCAGAAGGTATACCATCGAAAGGCTTACCCATAGAATCCCTAATCTTGCCCATGTCCTTCCTAAAACTATATAATGGCATATATTATTCCATAAAAGCGAATAGTAGTTGTTCGTTTTTCTGTGGCAGCATCTCAATATTTTTCCAATTTGTTTGTACTGTTGCTGGACGTTCTTTAGTAGAGTACGCAGATATATCATTTGCTTCTGGCAGATAAATTAAAGGAAAGTCTTTTACTATACCCACTATTTTTCCTGTCATACCATAGAGACGCTTACTGAAAATACCGTTACGTCCTTTATACTTTATTTTAGTACCAATAGGGTATCTTTTATCACCCATGTCCTATATTCCTATATTTACGATTAAATGCCTGGAGTTTTTTATCGTCAAATTTACTGTTGGATTTCTTAAACTTGCCAATGGAGAAAACACCTATCAAATCGTTCAAACTTATTATTTCTTTATCACCCCCAATACTCCACCCCAACAAAACCAGATAATTCAACAAAGCCTCCGGCAGTATACCACTATCCCTGTAATCTTTGACACTAACTTTGTTGGTGTTTCGCTTACTCATTTTACTTCCATCAATATTGAGTATAACAGATACATGGGAATAGACTGGGCAACCCTCTATACCCAATAAGTTTCGGATGATTTGTTGTTGGGCACAATTATTCAAGTGTTCTTTGCCACGAATAACATGGGATACACCCATCAGATAATCGTCTATCACACAAGCAAAGTTATATGTCGGGAACCCGTCACTTTTCCGTATGACAAAATTCTTAATGTGTTTGGTGTCAAAAGTTACATCACCTACTATTGTGTCGTGTATAACAATCTTCTGGTTTTTGGGTACACCAAGAAAAACCGCAAGAGTGTCCGACTTCTTATATGCAATGTTCTTATGAAGTAGATTGTTTATAAATTCGTTGTATATATCCAAACGCTGTGATTGGAAGGGTACTTCATCATCCCAATTTAAGCCGAGCCACAGTAAGTCCTCCATTATACTACTTACCGATTCCTCATTATACCTGCTACGGTCTGTATCCTCGATACGGAGGATAAACTTCCCACCATTGTGCTTTGCCCACAACCAATTAAATAGTGCTGTTCTTGCACCACCACAATGAAGCTCGCCTGTCGGAGACGGTGCGAAACGAGTTACCACCATAATTAATTCCTCCAAATGTATTTCCAATTTCTTTTATTAATTATATCACTAATAGTTTGACGCTTTACACCATATATTTCTGCAAGCTTTTTTTGAGTAAATTTACCAATCTTATACATATAAACAGTAATTCGTACATCTTGTTCTTTTAGTTTGGAATATGGATTATTTTCTCCACTTTTATCTGGGTACGTTCCATATTTTATAGAGTCTTTTTGGTTATTACTTTTAGTGTCCCAACGTAGATTATAAATATGATTACAGGCTGGGCTACCATTTATATGACATGCCTCCATACCGTCAGGACATTTACCTACAAATGTTTCTAATATTAATCTATGCACATAATAATTCCGTTTATCTGGCATTAAGCACATTTGCAAGTGCCCACAAGATTTGGCTCGTGGCTTTAGATATATCCCCATTGTGCTACTTCCAATTTTAGGGGCAGACCATATTCTACCATCTATTGTAGCATAATACCCTTTGTGGCCAGGAACTTCTCTAATTGTATTAGCCACTATATTCTCCAAACCTTGTGATTACCATAATTAGCCTTCCTCATAAGCAAAATCAAATAATAACTGCTCATTCTTTTGTGGTAATAACACCATATTTTTCCACAGTGTTCGCCATGTTTTTGATGACTTTGATGATGTTGGCAAATGAATTCTTACTTGATACCCCAAATCCTTGACAACTGTCCCTTGTTTGCCAATATCCCCACGTGCCGTAAAACAAACATTGTCTGCGTTAGGCATATACATAATTTTAGTTCCCACAGGATATCTTTTGTTACCCATCGCTCTCCTGCTCCATTATTTTTTCTCTCATGCTTTTACCTTGAGGCTGTGGCTCAGCCTTATAAGTATCTTTATACTGCTTATCCAAATTATTCAGACACCAGCGTTTAGCTACCGCAGGCCAGTATTTTATACTTACCCACCCTCGGCTTTCAAAATGAAGGTAACAACTTTGAGCCATGTAATCCAACTGTATGTCACTAAAAGTATATCCTTTATCTTGGCAGTACTTTTTCATTATTTCAAAGACTTCGGCATCAGAATTTGGTTTATTTATTTTAGTCATCATCCATAAAACTAAATAGTAAGATTAGCTTTGCTAATCGCTCGTTTGCATAAAAGCAAACATTAATTGTTCACCACGTACAGATTTGAGTTTGAAATAGTAAGAAGGATACCCGCCATTCATTTGATTACCGGAGTTTGTTTTCCATGCTACATCAATAAGGTCATAGCCCATAAAATCATGGTTTGCCTTTGTTACTACAGCAGTAGCATCTATTGATACACACATACTGCTATTATTCACAACTTCTACTATTTGTCCAACCTTAAATTTCATAAATCACCTGTTAAAACGGTATATTATCATCATCTTTCTTCGGTATAATTACATCAGGTTTCAAGTATAGATATTCAAGAACCTTATTAATTCCAATTTGTACTTTAATTAAATCAGTCGGTTTCAAGCTCTTGGTTTTCTTCCAAGTTTCACCATCCTTATACGACTTATCTATTGTTATACTCTGAAACGTTCCCTTAGTCGTTTCGTTGCTCCATATTGCTAATTGGATACCGCCAACCTTTACCGTTTTTTCTGGTGTTGTTGCCGCCATAATATTATCCTTTCTATTCAAATTAGTTTTAATTTTTACATGGACATTTAGATTTAGTTCTTGGCTCTACTTTATTTACTTTTCCACATAATGAGCAAACAAACTCATGCCACCATCTCTTTTTCTTGCCTT